CAATTATCAAGAACACGGTGTGCGGTTGATAAAAGTTGAGCGCTCTCAACAATCATTTTTACCACGTGACGATCAACCATCCACTGCGCGCAGGTGACTGGATCGTTATGAAGATAAAAAATGTTAATGGTAGCCTCCAAAGATATAGTATACAAGCAATATACTATATCTTTGCAACATTGTAAACTACTTTTTTTGCTGTTTTTTCCACTTAGATAAAGCTAAACTTCTGTGATATAAATTAGCTTTACGATAAAATTCTTCACCTTTCAAAAAATCCATCGAGTGTTGAAATGCTCTAGCAGTCATACCTGTGAATGTTTCAGTTCTAACTTCACTATTGGGTGTTGCGAATCTGACTTTAATGTGTCTAGGTCTTTTGATTTTAACTATTAGACCGGGATACGATAAGCTACTCTCTTCTAAAACTATCTGTTCATCACTAGACATAACTATTCTAGGATTAAAACACACAAAGTTTTCAGGTGATCCTCTCAAAACAATAATATCATAAAATTTACCGACTTGTGGTGCGCTGATAGTAATAGCATTTTTATCATACATGTATCGTACGATATCACGTGAAAATTCAATAGCATTGAATGGAGGATCATCAAAATTAAATTTTAAAGATATAATATTTAACGCTTTACTGTAATCAATTAGTTCCATCATATACTCCAATTATTCTATAAGCATTTTTGAGAAATTTTTATTTTTAACAAATTTTATAACGTTTGAGAATCTATCAATCATTTGTTCTTTATGTGAGATAATAAACAGTGAGTTATTTTCGGATAAATTCTGAACAATCGTCATTAATTGTTCAGCGGCTGCTGAATCGAGAGAACTATCAAATATTTCATCCATGATTAATATATTAGCATTCATAGAATTACGAATAACAGACACCGATCTCCAAGCGAATAAAAGAGCTAGATCTATTTTTTGTTTCTCACCCTCAGAAAAAGATGCGTAACTAAAAACATCTCTGTATCTAGATTTAATAGTCTCTTCAAATTGATTATTTAGTTCAAATTGAACATGAAATTCTAGTAAAGCTAAATACTTTGCTATAAGCTTATTGATAATAGGAATATATTGATTGATGATAGATGTTTTGATACCACCATCTTTTAATATAGTAGCAGCTGCGTTCAATACATTCTTTTCTTCCTGTAATAAATTATATTCTTTAATTTTTTCAGTCAATTCTTTTTCGAGATCAACAATTTTATCATCAGAATCATTATAAGAAGTAGTTTTTACTCTATTAATTTCTTCGTTGATGTGTTTTTTAAGTTTAAGCATATGATCTGTGTTAAGTTTTTCTGAACTCAACATACTACGCACGTCAGCAATCTTATTTTTAATATCAAACGATAGATTAATTTTTTCTTGTAATTCATCACTCGTTTGAATTATTTTGGCGTTAGCTTGTTCTAAAGAATTAATCTCATTAGTTTTTTCATTTACAGTATCACACTTAAATTTTTGATCAATGTTTTGCTTGCATGTTGGGCATATATCATTATCGCTTAAAAATTTAACATCTTTCTTATGTAGATCAATCCTTGTGCTAAATTGACTCTTATATTCATTAAGCTTTTTAATTTTATTTTCAATATCTGAGATACCGAGAGAAACGTATGCTTCTTCTAAATTGAGTAATTGTTTACTTAAATTGGTAGTATTACTTTGACTAACGCGCAATTTATCATCGATCTGTTCAATTTCTTTATTCTTTTGTTTTATCCAAGAATCATTATTCAATGTCATTTCTTTTAAATGATTCTTAACAAATTTAATTTTATCGCGTGTAGATTTGATACCTACTTCACACTCAATAATATTTTTTGCATTTTCTTGAATATTCTCTTTTAAAAGAGAATTCATTGTAGTAAATATTTGAAGATCGAGCAGATCCTCAATGAAAGCTCTTCTTTGCGCTGCAGGTAGCTGCATAAAAGGAATAAAAGAAGCGCTACCAAGAATATCTACTTGACAAAACGTTTTGTAGCTTGTTTTAATTATTTGTTTTTCAAGAATTTCTTGATAGTCTCTAACATCTGATGATTGGTTAAGTAATTTATTATCTTTATAAACTTCAAATATATTTGGCTTCATTCCTCTTACAATTCTATAAGAAGAATTGGATGCTGAGAATTCTATCTCGACAACCATATTTTTATTGTTGATAGTATTAATCAGCTGCGGCTTATTAATATTTCGAAAAGGTTTACCGAATAAAGAGTAAGTTATAGCATCTAATAGTGTTGATTTTCCACTCCCGTTTTCACCACAAATTAGAGTAGATCCATTCTTACTCAGATCTATTTCTGTAAAATCATTTCCAGTAGAAAGGAAATTTTTCCATCTGACTTTTTCGTATCTAATCATGAAATAGACATCGCCCGATTGTATAATTCAAAAAACGTTTTCTTAAGTCTGTCTTTACTAACGTCTTTAGTATTCAATTGATCAATATAATTATCAAACGTTTGTATAGTACTTTCTGTAGTAGTTACTATCTCATTATCTTCAATGACTCCAACATTCAAATGATCATCAACGGTTTGCATATTAAGTATGCCAGATTTTTCAAGTGTATCACAAAAAATATCAAACCAGTAAGGATTGTTTTTATTCTGAACTATGACTCTGCAAATGGTTTCTTTGTACTTAGAGAAATCAATGTTTAATATATCATTTAATGTTTTATCACTATCATTATAAAAGATTTTTTCAAACATTCTAAATGGGTTGTTTATAAATGTTAAATCACGGGTTTTTGTGTTAAAGGTATGAAAGCCGCGATCATCATTATAATCAGACCAAGTAAACTGAGCGTGACTGCCAAGATAAAAGATACAACCATCATTAGAGCGATGATGATAGTGGCCAGACAGTGTAGTATCAAACTTATCAAATATTTTACGACTCTCGCCGTGAGAAACCATACTTCCTTTATACATTTCAAAACCTTCGATCTCGAGATGTCCCATGCATATATTAGAAGTACTTTGTTTGATCTTTTCATACGATTGTTCTTTGTTATCTTGACAGATCCATGGTAAGAATAAAATTTTCTCACCATCTATAACAATCTCTTCGGCGTTATCATAAATTTTCCATCCGCTTCCTTCTGTAATATACTTATACATCAATTCGTTAACAATACTAATCTCATTAGTATTTTTATAATAACAGTCATGATTTCCAAGCAACTGATGATAATTGACACCAAGATCGAACAGCGGTTCAAAATAATCAGTTACTAATCGTGATGCTGTATAAGCATTAATATATTTTCGGCGATCAACCAGATCGCCGAGATGTATAACTGTTTTAATGTTGTTAGACTTTAAGTATGGAAAAAATATTTCATCTAAAAACTTTTTAGTATTATCAAGAAACGCTACGTTATCTCCACGCACACCAAAAGTGTGTATCAGTTATAATAGCAACAATTGCCATCACTGAATCTCCTTTCAAATAAAATAAAAAAGATAAATTAGCGCTTGGTCTTTACATTAAATTTATTGAGAGCATCTTGGCAATACTGAAGTGTTGCTTCTACTCTCAAACGATAATTATCAGTCAAGTTTTTGTTTGTAGAATTTTGCATGTTTTCTACTATATCTATAACTGCTTGCGGTACTAAATAATTCTTATTCACAATACACATCCTCTTACGCAAATATTTCTATACCTTTTATTGTATCTTTTTTCTTGGTCTTTGTCAACCTATTTTTATCTTCAAACTTTTGAATGATATCATCACCAATTTCACTCATTATTTGATAATCATCACTGATAGATAGCATCTGTACATTTTTGTGTTTTAAGTATAATTGTTTTTGCTCGCGATTAATTCTTCTAATAAAAGCATTCCAAGCTATCTGTGTAAAATACGCGAACGGATTATTTGATTTTTCTGGATCAAATCCGTTAATAGAACTGATACAATTTTCAATACCATCAGATATCATTTCATCACGAAAAGTGTATCTAATAAAATTTGGTTTGGTTGATAATCTTTCACAAATCATTAGTATACACTTGCCGATGTAATTGGGTACTAAAACTGTGTCATTTTCACTTTTTAATCGTTTATACTCAATTAATGCTGCGTAAAAATCAGGATTGTTGATATAATTGACTGGTTTTTTTTGTTTCACGGTTGACATCCTATCTTACTGTTGGTATAATAGATCTATGGAAAAAATAATATTATATTGATATATTATAGATCTTATATTCAAATTGCTCACTAGCATATATCTTGATCCTTTCGATCAAGTGTCGCATAGTATGATTCTGTTTAGATTTCCATGACAGATCATCTGCTACATCATATAACGTAGCATGAACTTTACTGTCAGATTTTCTAAGTACTCGACCGATTGATTGTAGGTTTCTAACCCTAGATTTTGATGGACTAGCAAATATTATGTTGTGTAAACTTGGAATATTGATTCCAGTACTACTGGTACCAAAACTAGCTACTATAATAGCACCATTGTTCGAATCATTCGCACCATCTTCTATAGCTTTTCGTATTTTTTCGCGCTCTATAGCAGCTACTTCACCAGATATAAAAAACACGCGTTTCCCATCGGCTTTAGCTTTAATGCTGTTGTATAGTGGTTTACCTTGTTTATCAACATACTGGAACAGTAGTAGTGTATTTCCTTTGAGTGATAGAGCTAAATTAATTAAGAATTTATTTCTTCTCTGATCAGTAACAATAAAATCTAGCTCTTTTTGATAATCAGCACTCGCTATATTCTTCTTATCAGTCTCAGGATATTTGAGTGTTAATACTTTAATATCAAATTTTGATAAAAAATTTTGTTCTATTAACTGTGATGTAGTTGTTACTCTTTTAACAGCTCCAAATAGACCGGCTAGTACGTGTTCATTCGTACTCGTTCCGTCTAAAGTCCCAGTAAAACCAAAGCGATACTTACACTTACTTAAACTAGTCATGATAGTAATGAGTGATTTAGCTTTAAACAGATGAGCTTCGTCGCCGATTACTACATCAAATTGCTCAAACCAACTCTTTGGTTGCTTATAAATCGATTGCCAAGTCGCTACTGTTATAGCGTGTTCGGTATTCTTACCGACACCCGCCATGATTTGATGTACTGAATCTTTTGGATACCCGTAATCTTCAAAATCAGACTTCATCTGATGTACTAGCGAAGTAGTAGGTACGACTACTAGTGTTTTAAGATCATAATACCTAGCTAGCAAATATATCATTAATGATTTGCCGCTGGCCGTCGGTGATAATAAAAGAGCTCTTCTTTTTCTAACTGCGTGTGTAAAAGCTTCTAGCTGATACTCTCTAGGTTCGTATTTTAGATTTAATGAAGATGCAAATTTCTTAGCTTCTATCAATGAGAAGTTATTGTCTGCTTCTATACCTTCGTATCTCACTTCATAATTTCTGGAATCACAAAACGACTTGACTCTGTCTATTAATCCGGCGTATAATAGACAAGTAAGTCGATTCATTAATCTCAGCTTACCATCCCACATTCTATTACGATACGCTGGCATAAATTTTGCACCGGGAACATCAAACGTAAAATGATCAGCTATCTCTTGCGCTATTCCCGGCTCGCAAAGTATTTTTATAAACGCTTCATCATGGTATTTTATTGTTACAATATCCATTAAGCACCAGACATAAATTTTATAAAATCTAAACTAGTTTTAAGAGTGAAACCACGATTAGTAATGATTTTAATAATAGACTCTAACATTTCTATTTTTTCTTTTTGTACACCGATCTTAAGTGATAGATCAATAATATCTTTATCTGCTTCCATATACATATTAACATCTGCTTTTAAAATAATTCCTTTAGCTGGCATCGTCCAACCTTTAGCTAAAGTATCTTCATTGTGACCCTGAGTATAAAATTCATATTTTTCAAGCTTGAGTAGTTTAAGTTGAGACTCTAGCTTATGAAGAGTCAATTTCTCTGTTACGTATATAGTATAATACTTATGATGCAGTTTTGGAATTTTTAGACTCTCTGCATCTATCTGTGTCTTATCTATTATAGAGTCTTTTTCCCACTCAGCTAGTATATTTTCAAATTTCAAAAGTATATCCTCATTATCGAAACAATAATTATTGTATCATACACTTATTTTACTGTCAATTGATTTTGTTAATATCGTAAAAAATATACCTAAAATCCGCTGTAGCTGTGATATAATCTACATCGTCAGCGGTGACGTCAAATTGTATATCACTGAGTGATATAGGAAACGCTTCTCTATAAACTACTTCGTAATTTGGCATTCTGTGACTATTAAGTATAGAAACGCTAATATCAGAGAATAATCCTTCACCACTCAGTGCACTTTTCTGTGATATAGTATTATAACTATTATAATCTCTCTTACCGATGCTTTTCAACCAAGTGTTAATTTCCATATAGTTTTGAAGATCTTCATCAACTTTAAATGAAATACTCAATTCTTCATAATTCAAGTGCTCACCAGCGTAAGGAACTTTAATCAGCGGATTGCTAACGTCGATACTTGCGAGTGATAAACCTGGAATATTAATTTTTTGAATGAAAAAATTAATGTGCGGTGCGCGCTTGAGCATAAATTTAAAATTAATGGGTGATAAGAAATTCAAATTTTGTGGTGTATTATCAATAGCTGTCAAGCGCTGATTCTCCTTAAAAAAATAGGGAGCAAGAGCTCCCTTAAGTATAAAACACTCTTATACACTCAATGATTGTTAGAGTATCATTGTTACTATTATTTATACTTTTTATTTTAGAGCGTATAGAAATTATAATTTCATAATGAAGATTAAAAAAATAGTCTTAGAAGTTTCCCTCTAAGACTATTTATTATTTGATTAATTGGTAATGTCTAACATTACCAATTTAAACAATTACATTAGGTTTGTAACAATCACGCGTCTGTAATAGAGGTTAGAACTGGTCTGTAGTCTACCGGCACCAGCTGTTGTACCTTCGGCGAATGGATTAGCTACCATGCCATAACGAGTCTTGAAACCAATCTTTGGCTGGAAAGAGCTCTGGTCAACTGCACGTACCATCTGTAGAGGAACATATGGGCAATAGAATAGACCAGCATCAAAGGCGCTTGAACCCTTATAACCAACTGTTAGGTAGTTACCACCGATAGCGTATGGATCGATATAAACCTTTAGGCGACCATTGAGAACACCAGCGAAAGTATTGCCGGTATCGTCAACTTGTAGGTTGTTGCTGTTTAGAGCTGGAGCGTAGTCAAGAACACCGGCCATCTGTAGAGCTGAAGCAACGTCAGAGGAGCAGAGAACGATGTTACCTTTGCCTCTTCTGGTCTCTCTTGCGATTCTGTTAGCTTCACGCTCGAGCTGGAACATTAGACCCTTGAACTTCTCAACTGACCAACGGCCGTTTGAGTCTGTGTCTAGGTCGAATACACCGGCAGTTGTTGTATTATCAGCAGCACCAGCAGTTGCGGTGATGTTAATTGTACGAATAACTTCACGGTTGATCTCAGCAATGATTTCGGCTGATAGAATGTTAGCTAGTTCAGTTTCAGCATCTAGACCATGAATAGCCTTTAGATCCTGTGCTAGCTCCATGGTGTATTCAGCCTTTAGTGCACGAGACTTAGCAGTAACTGTAACCTTCTCGATTGAGAAAGCCATCTGAGCAAATGCTGTGTTAGAGTCTGTGCCTAGAGCTTCAGCCTGGGCAGTTGACATACCAAAACCGGTGTTATAGTTAGCGGTGTTAACTAGTGGTGTGGTATTTGTTTGACCAGGAATGGTGCCGCTATGTTGCTGACCAAATGTTGAGTTACCAGCTACAACTGAAGCGAATGAGGTATTAACTTCGTTGTAGAAAGTCTCGTCGCCAGCCTGGTTGCTGTAGCGAGAACGCATCGCAAAGATTAGACCAGTTGGACCGGTCATTGGCTGGGTGCCGCAAACGTCATAAGAAATAAGGTTTGGCATTGCGCGGCGAACTAGCGAGATTAGTACTGGGTCGAAAGTATCGATAGCACCAGTTGTTGCATCAGATGAAGAAGCTGCCATACGGTTAGCTGCTAGGTCTGATGAAGTCTCAGTTAGTGTCTGGAACATGCCATGAGCTGAAGACTCACGTAGTGCACGCTCAGTGTTCTCGAGAACAACAGCTGTTACTGATCTGCGATGGGCATCACGAATGCCAGGAAGATCTGAGTGATCTAGGACTGGAGCCCACTTTCTTTGAATCTCTTCGGCTAGGTACATTTTTAATTCCTTTCTTTCGGTGAACCTAATTAATTATTTTCTATTTATATAAATTAATTTTTTAATGTTTAATTGTTCTAGAAATAGCTTGGACATACTTATTTACAACTGGATCAACATATTTTGTCTCAACAGTTTCTCCACCCTCAAACACTTCTTCTTCAATGTTAGAAGTTGTTACTGGCTTGGTTGAATTAAAATAAGTATTCTTAACAGTTACCAATTTACCGCGGTAAGTATCAAGATCACCATCAAAACTGATGCCTTCGGCCAGCGCTACGAATTTATCAGTCTGAGAAAGTGTCATACCTTCTACCATTTCTGAAACAATATCTTTTCTTTGATTCTCAACAGAATCTCTCTTGAGCTCAACATTTTCATTGATTGTCTCATCAAGAGCAGCTTCTAGCTGTTGAATCTTTTCAGCCATTGATTCGACAACATCTGTCTTATCACTTGGAATATCGATGTAATGCTCAACGAAAAGATTCTTTAGTCCACCGATAAATTCTTCGGTAATTTCTGAACGTAGAGTACTCTCGATAGCTACTTGATTCTCTTCCATCCAGTTTTCAACAACGTAATCTAGATAAGAATCGAGTTTACGCTCCATCTCAGATACTTGTTGAGATACTTGTTCGGCTAGTTGAGTTTCAAATTGCTCTTCTAATCTAGCAATCTCTGTAGTTAGCTTAAGACTAATTGCAGCCTCAAATAGTGTTGAAGCTTTATCTTTAAACTCTTCGGAAAGATCATCACCAGAAAACATCTCATCGATATCTTCTTTCATTGATTGACCTGGTGTAATAGAAGCAATCTTTGGCATGGCATCCTTGGTCTTTGGACCCTTACCGAGCTTGCTATCAACAGAAGATGAATTTTTATCTGCAGAAGCACCTGCTGGAAGACTATCAGCTTCTTTACCAATAAGATCCATGGCTTGATTAAACCACTTAGATAGATCTTCTCTTTTCATTGAATGCATAGCACCTAGAACACTCTGCATATACTCTACCTTTGACTTTGGATCAGTCGCTGGGCGAGAATTTGGCTTGAGTGTGGCAGCTGCCATACTATCTTCAGAAACAACCACAGTATCATCTGTTTGATTCTGATCTTCTCTTTCCTCTAAATTCTCATCAGACATATCCTGTCTCCCTTTTAGTTCGTAATTTATGTTATTTATAAAAATTATTTTTTCGACACTAAATTATTAATAAAATTCTCAAATACTTGAAGTTGAACAGATTCTATCTGATTCATGGTCATCTTTTTTAATTTTTTCTTTGTATCATGTAATTTTTCTTCAAACCAAGTATCCTTTACAGGATCATAGACCCAGTCTACATTTTCCATGATACCTTTTACAAACGCGTTTGGAGCTGATGGATCAGCTACGATATCAGCTGCTGTTGCTAAACGAAAATCATCTTGAACTTCCATAACACCTTCTTTAGTAGGCTTCAAAGAACCCATGCCGCGGGATGAAACACCTAAAGAAGCTCCAGACTTCAATAGACCAACTGCAATATTTCCCATAGGAGTATCAGTAAGTTTAGCTTTACCGATAAAGTTATTGCCGTCGCGCTTAAGCTCGGTGATGATATGGGATACTCTATCAAGATTGATCTGAGGACCAGCTGGGTGACCCAATTCACCGTAAGCTCTGTTATGCTTTACAACATCATTAATGTAACGATTTACTTCTTTCTCCATGATTGGAAGTCTGTATATTCTACCGTTACGATTAATTTCTTCAGCTTGCATAAAAATGCCCTGAATGTAATGATTTTTTTCACCCGTTTCTTTAGCTTCAGTCAAGTATTCGACTGATTCAAGAAGTTCTGTTATAAGTTTCATTTTAACCTCTATAACTAGCTGCTGTAGCGTATACAGCAACGTTAGCAGCTAGAGTATCAGTTGGATTTTTTTGAACATACAAGTATTGATTGGCGGGCAGTGTAAATGTTGCGATAGTAGTGCCGCTGCTAGCAGCTAGAGTAATTACAGCAGCGTTTATAGCACTCACAAAAACTACTTGAGAACCGTAGATATTATTAGCAGTAGTCAAAGATATCTGGTTAGCTGTCGGTTTAATAATATTCATTAGATTCTCCCGTCACCAAACTGTGAAGAAGGAGCGCCGTATGTTAAAGAAACACCACCATCCGATGGAGCAGTCTGTTCTTCTTCTTTATCATGATCACCGTAGATCATATAATCATGAACAGCTGACACGTTATCTTTAGCTACAGCAATTTTTGCTTGCACCCAAGGCTCAATCATGATATCATCTGTGATAGACATCATCAAATGCATTGCTTTGTTTGCTAGAGCTTTGAGTTGAGTCTTAACCATCTCAGCTGATTCATCGTCGCTGCCTAGTAGAGGAACGGCTAGATCTTCTTTTTGAACTTTAACAGCTGTACAATCAGTTTTACCGTGCACTGGGCAACTAACACCTTCTTTTGTCATATTGCATACTGATGCTTCATGAACAGAAGGATGGTTCGGCTTTTTAACGACAACACCTAACTTTTTAAGTGCTTTTCTTGAATTGAATTCAATGTCAGCGGTATTCGTCATTTTATCATCTTTAGGACTTCTCATGAGCGATGAAACCGCTCTTTCATGACGACCCTTATGATAATCAATATGTTCTTGCTTCGACCAAGCTTCATCAACAGCGTGTTCATATACTTTCTCGTCTTCAGGACTCTCCATCCCGTGACGTTCTTCTTTAGAATTCTTGAGAGCTGTTTTTACGTTAGTAGCCGAATACACATCACTCTTATTACCGACACGATCAGCGTGTTTCTCTACGCGATGTTTAGCAACAAATGCGCGATCACCTGCAGATTTTGGATCGTAATCAACGCCCGGTTTGGTGCCCAGTGATCCTGGAACAACAGTACTTGACTTAACACCTTCTAAGCGTTTATCTTTACTTACTATATCTTTAAGTAGCTTCGGCATAATTTGTTTCCTGCTCTTCTGTATCTACTAAATGTGTATTATACATCGATTTAGCAACTTCAATCTTTTTATCGTCAATAGCTGTTTCTATTTTTTTTGTAATTATTGAATCAAAAGCATTTTTAAAATCAATCGGCTGCTGGCTCGAACTAAAATTAATTAAATCTGAAACCTTATATTCAATACTACTCATATTTATCTATCTCCCTCAGTCAGCAGAATAAAGCTGTGCTAATGTTTGAACAGCATGTAAATATTTGTGCTGTTGCTCATCTGATCTTTTTGTATCTTTCAGTTGAGACACAATTATTTTTGCTTGTCTAATTTTTTGTTGTGCTGATAGTTGTTCTTTGGGTGCTTTTGCCGATCCTATACTTTCATCAGAAGGTGCAGGTGATTCACCTGCACCCATTGATTCACCATCCGCCGACATATCTTCGCCGTCGCCACCGGTTGGATTCCATCTGGGATCAGACATTTCTTCTTCTATTTGTTCATCCATCTCTTCGATCATATTCTCAGATTGTTGAAGAACGTTCTTTCTAGCCCAATCATGTGAGTAATAAGTACCGATCATCTGTGATGATATCATAGTTGACATCAAGTTAACTCTATTCTGAAGTACTTCAGCGTCTTTTAATTCAGTGAAATAATTATCATGCGCAAAATCATATTTAATATCCGGAGAAATATTTTCCCAGTCTTCTATACTAACTATGCCTTTTAACACTAATTGCTTTTCAAGAACAGACGTAAATAAAGTAGAAAAACGCCCACGCAATCTAGTAATAAATTTCGAAAATTTAACTTCATCACGCGTAATTTCAGTAGCTCTACCGATAGAGAATAGTGCGTCAGAATTTAAACGACTTACTGGAACATTGAGTGTCTGATAAAGTTTCTTTTGGAAATATAAAACATCGTCCATCTCACCAAGAGTCTGACCACCTGGAAGAGTTGTTACTTCAGTGCCTCTACCGCCTTCTCTGCGCGGCAACCAATAATCTTCTAGCATAGTCATGAATTTTCTATCGTCGCGAATCTCACCGGTATTACCGTCATAGATTAAACGATTCTTATGTTTTACCATGATATCGCGGACGTATTGTTCAGCTTTCATCTTAGGCAAATTACCTACATCAATATACCAGATTCTTCTTTCTGGTGCTCTTGACAGACGATAAATGACTAAAGCATCTTCTAATGTGCGTAATTGATTGATAGCTTTAATAGCTTTATGTAAGTAAGAAAGAACCATCGTACCTTGTGTATCGGTCAAACCAGAAGTAACATATACGATTGAATCTTTTGCTATCTTCATGCCGGTGGTTGAAGGACCGACTGCTTTGTTACCGTAATTGAAGCCTTTATCATTAAATAAGTAGTATTCGTTTTGTGTTTTTGGTACTACAGCTTCACCGCTGACACCGCCAGGAACTGGCTTCTTAATAATTTCACGCACTTTTCTAATTTTTCTTGGATCAACATAACGTAATTCTTTGATGCCATCTTTTGTGTTTTTTTCATCAATGACTACGTGGTAATATATTCTTCCATCGATATACCACCTACGATATATCTCATAAGCTCTTTTACGAAAATTGAGAATATTTAGAACGTTTTTAAATTCTTCATTAATAGCTTTTTTGAGCTTATCAGATATTTGTAGATTATCTAGATTTATACTAACTATTTCATTTTCATCGATATCGATCGATTCATTAACAATCTCATCTACAGCAGTGTCAATCTCTGGTTGTAGAGACATTTCTCTATATTTAGTAACTAATTCAGCTTCTGTTCTAACAGTACCATCTAAATCAACATATGTTCCATAAGCACCACTTGCAGCAATCACGACTGCTCCGTCATCTACTTCTTTCGGAGCAAATGACGGAGCAGGATCTATAGTCTGATCTTTTCTTTTGAATTCAAAACCAAATAAAGATTTCATTATATTTTTCTATTAATTAAATTAAGCTGTTGCTTCTGTGCCGGTGTATGTTGGTATGCTTCTATCATTTTGAACGGGTACCCAATAATCATAAGCAAGAGCTACGTTGAATGTTTGAATCCTATTTGTAGCATCCCAATCAACATCCATAGCAGATACTTCTAGTGGGAACATACCAATCATGCGATATTCTCTAATAATAGAACCGTCTTTGCTAAATTGTTTGATATAAGCATCAGACTTATATTGATTGCTTGGTACATTTCTTAAATTTTTTCTTAAATTTGTTTCGTGTGTATTTAGTAGATTTAACCAATTTTCAAACATATCACGTAGTGAAAAGTCTTCATCATTAAGAATAGTGACCGACCAATCTGCAAAAGTTCTGTCACCAGAAATTTTAATTTTTCTACCAAAATAAGGTACTTCAATTACACCGACTGTAGAAGCCGGAATGCTGGAAGCCTGGCATGAAAATTTAATCTTTTCATCTAAACTACCAATAAATGTGAGTGATGTGGCCAAACCAGCACTTGCAGTTGCACCCGCACCTGCAGTAAATGAAACTTCGAATAGTGATGGTCTGGCGCCACCTAGCACCAGACCTCTCTGTCTAAAATCGCTAATATTAAACGCCATATTTTGTTACTCCGTGTTCGCTCTATTTATTAAACAATACTAGGTGTTATAGTACCACCGAGCTGACCAGTTATCGTATTAAATGAAACGCCTGTGCGTACAGCAACAAAATTCAACTGAATAAAGTTAATTGATCTATTTGGCTTAATGTATATATCACCCCAGAACTCATTACGATCAATTCTTTCAGCTGTATTGTTTGTTGAGTCGCAGACTACTAAGAAATCTGTAATCCCTCGTCTAGCCTGAATATCGCGTAGATAAGGAATAACAATATTTCTAAACTGCGAGCGTGTAGATTCATCGTTAAACTCGAATAGTGAGTATTGAGCAGCTCTAGCTATCGCTTTTTCTAGAACAATGAATAGTCTGCGAACATTGATTCTATCAAAGGCCGATGGCTTTAGAGTAGCTGTTTTATCACCGTATAAAATAGTACCCTGACCAGGGAAAGGAACGATCGGATTGATAGAATTCTTATAGATAAGATCTCTATCTGCTTGGTGTGGATTCCAACGCAGCTTAATCACGTTCTTTATCTGACCGCGATTAAAACCAGCTGGTGACCACCAAGCATCATTTGTCTGCTCTGTTCTGGCACACAAACCAGCGATATCACCGTTAGAAGGAACGTAACGATAAACGTCATTATACTTATCATACATGTACTTATAACCGCTATCGATTACAGCATATGTAGAATCAGTAATTACGCTTCTCCATGCTACTAGTGCGTCTGCTTCGTTACCTTTATTGCTTCTTACCAAAGCATCATCTGGTGTAATGAAAGCTACGCAATCCAATCTATCTTCAGCTACGTTATCGATCAACCAGTTAGCTAGACCATAGTTATTAACATCATAACCATAATCAGTTTCTTGAACTTCACCGCCGATAGGTTTACCCTGTAGGATCAATGAAACGTCAGAAGTCTCTTTATTGGCAAATAAGTTATAACCGTCAACGATAGTACCTAGAGATACGTCTGTCTCATTCAACCCATCATCACCACCGGCAAAATCAGCAGTGTATGGCAAATAGTTGCTGGATGAAGTGATTAATTTTGCAGTTGCTGAAGCCGCGCCGTCACGATCGTTAGCCCACCAAACGTACTCAGAATTATCATTGAGAACATCTTTATAGTAAAGAGTAGCACCTTCTGGTGACTTAGCATCTGTTGCGCGTGAAAGATTAGAAAATCTTTCAAGCACGGTGTTAATACTACCGGTAAATTTTCCATCGGCATCAAATACTATTACATGCATCGCGTCTTGTGCTGCAGTATTACCATAACTAGCGTTATATGGTGTTTGATTCGGAGCCGTTGGAATTGTATCACTGAATTCCCATCTTCTCTGAATTTTTTGATTAAAAATATCGCCGTTTTCTGTATTACTAACTTTAAACTCCGTGTGTAATCTATACTTAGTAGGAGCAGTGTGAATATAAATTACTGCGTTCGAACCACTGACAACAGGTGAATCAATATATTTAACGTTAACTGTTTGTTTACCGATTGCTGTGTTACCCAAATTTAATAAGTCACCGTTTGCAAAACTATTCTTAACAACAGTTGCATATGCTGTTGCATCAGTAGTATTACTAACAAACATTGGTGTAAATGTTAAAGTAGCAAGTTGACCACTAAAGTTAACTGAATTCATCTTGAATTCACCGGATACTGGATTATAATTTTGTACATTATAAAGTTGATGAGATTCTGCTGGGTTTGTTGTTGTTGATGATGTAATATCAACATTTGAGCCGCCACTGGTCAGTGATAATGCTACGTGAGTAGCATTCGCGAATGATACGTAATAATAGCTATTGCCAGTTAAACCAGTAATAGCTGTATTGTTTGTTGG